CCGCCCCTGATCGTCCACCACATTGGAGTCGCCGAACCATCGCCAGAAGTTCGTCAGCGCCTCATCCGTCCCCGCAATCGGATTGCCGTTGCTGTTCAGCCGTGGGCGCTCCTTGCCGTCTACGGTGATGGTGTCGCCATGGCGAGACAGCCGCACATCCGACTCCCGCATCGCGTCCAGCTTCTCGCCCTTCCGCGCAAACACGCCGGCCGCCTGCTTCGCCAGTGCTACGAAGTCGTCCTCATTCAGCTTGACCCCGCCGAAGTTGCGATACACCCAGGCGCGCACTGCCGCCTTGAAGTCGCGCATCCAATCCTGAACCCGCTCAGATAACGTCTCTCCGCGAACTCTACGGTTTTCGGCTATCTCGACGAAGTAGGCGATGCGCTCATGGTCAACTGATCCCGGCCTTGTGTCGCCTGGTACGCGTTTCTGCGCCGCGATGGCTACAGGTTCACCATCCCTGTGCATCTCATGGAATCGGTCTACGAGGTCGCGGTAACGGTCGCCCAGCATCGCTTCCATGCCGGCGTGCTCACCGACCTCATGTAGGAATGTCCCGCCTACGCTGCGCGAAGTCAGGTTATCAGACACCAGCCACGCGACCTTCCCATCCCACACGCCGCCATACCCTGACGCCATGCGCGCCTCTGGAACGTCTACCTCGCTTTCGTTCTGGACGATGCGCAGGGTTCCGGCGTCGAGCAGCTCGCCCACCTTGCGCCCGAAGCGTTTGCGCAGGATTGATTCTGCTTCGGATACTGGGAGTCCGCGCGCTTCGGCCTGGTCTGCCGGCCGGTTTGATCCAGTCAGGAAAAACGGTTCCGCTTGAGCATCGGCGCGCGCCCGTTCTTGCTTCGCGCTTTCCTCTCGCTGCTTGGCCTCTTTCTCTGTCGTCAGGACATCTTCGGCGCTTTGCCCGGAGAGGACGAAATCCTTCCCCTCCTGCGCGCTTCCTTGAGCAGCACCATCTGCGCTTGCTTCGGGTTGAGCTTCGGTAGTGTCTTGAGCAAAGCCGAAAAGCTGGTCGATCTCTTGGTCTGTGAGGTTGGCATTGGGTTTCCTTTCGCTGTTGAAAGCGGCATCCAGCAGACTATCAAGTTCGTCGTCTGTCACGCCCTGGATTGCTACGTCTGCCGCCTGTATGGCTTCGCGTTCGGCTTGCGCTTCTTCGCGCGTTGCCGCCTGTTCCGCCTGGATTGGTTGCGCGATGTCGAGCAATGCAGATACTGCTCGCTTCTCTTTCGCCGTCATGGGCTGGCCCGCAATGGCCTTCTCGACTGCTTCCATCGTAGCAGCACGGTTTAGGCGCGCATTGGCAGGTATTTCCGCGTACCACTCCGACTGTGGTATCCATTTCGTCCTTCCGGATACTTCCTCGAGGTTCGTTTCACTGTCGAACGTCCGTATCAGTAATCCGCCCTGTTCTGCCCATCCCGCACCGTCTGCAAGAGCACGAAGCATTCCATCACTGCCTGTCATGCGTTCGTCTACAAATGGCTTCAGGCGGCTGCGCTTCTCCGCAACTTTCGCGCTTTCCGGCGTGCCTGTTTCTTGAGGAGTCGGCGTAGGTTCGGGAGCAATGGGTTCTCCTTTGCTATCAATCTGATTCGTTTCGATAGGTTTTGATACTTCGCCTGGCTGCACCGATGCCACCAGTCCATCCAGTTCGGCAGACTGAGCTTGCGTCAATCCGCCCTGCGCCTCGATCAACTCCAGTTCCGCGATGCGCTCGAACGGGTCGGTAATTGGCGCGGTCGTGATTTCCGGCGCTGCCGTCTCTCCCTGGACTGATACGCCGTTTTCGTCCATCCGTAGACCCGACCTGTCGGCTTCCGACATGGCGATGTCCGGCATCTGCGAAGGGCCGGCGTAGGCGTCCGGGAACGTGCCAGCGATGGGCGCGGCCTGTCCGGTGTAGGGTTGCCCTGGCTGGGCGCGTTGCGTGCCGCTGACGGCCTCTGTGGCCTGCCTGGCATACTCTGCTTCCTGCGCGGTCGGCATCTGGCCCGGTGCTGTCCTGCCGGCAGTGCGTGCAGTGTCCACCCAGGCCGGTGCGATAGGCGTGCGAGCGGCTATCTCTTGCTGCAATGAATCCAGGAACACGTTTCTTTTTGGCTGCTTCACATACTGCGTGGCTCCCATGATCGCGCCTGCCGCGCCCATGCCGCCAGCCGTAGCCTTGAGCGTCTGATACGCAGCCGCCCCGCGTTCGTTCCAGTAATCCTCCCAGGATTTCTCCGGGTGCAATACGGATTGTTCCAGCGCGTCCTGTGTGATCGTGGCAATCTGCTCGCCGGCAAGTTCAGGCATGAAAGCCCTTACCATCCGATCAACGACGTGACCGCCAGATTTCCCAAACAGGATTTTGAGTGGCAAGTATTCCGTTCCTGCCTCGATCAAACCCTGTCCCAAGGCATAGGCTGCCGCCTTCTCTTTGGCGAAGTCAGTCGTGAAGTACCCTGGTGCCGGATTGTATTTTTCGATTGCCTGACCATACGCAGGACCGGCCGCAAGCGCGCCGCCAATAGCGATACCAACCGCCGGATTAATCATCGCTGCGGGAGTGATGGCAGCCATAGAGCCGGCCCCCTGCTCGAAGTCGGCCATGCCTTTCGGTGCGGCCAGAGTCAACCCCTGCACCCTGCGTTCCGATGCCTTGCGCGCTTCATGGTCGCCTGTGAATCCTGCGCCTGCCTGGATAACCTGTTCAGCACCATGCACAAGCGCGCGTGGCACTCCAAGCGCCGCATTGATTGCCGGATTCTCTGATCGGTACAGCGTATCCGGTGATGCACGAATCTCAGCCTCTTGCGGCCTCATCGCGCCCACGTCCGTCGGCTTCGTCAGCGGAGACTCGCGCCGCTGTGTCAGGCCAGCTACCGGGCTATCTAGCGGTGCGCCTGCATCCAGGACCGGGCCGGTCGGCTGACCTTCCTCGAACAGATCGTCATACGATCCGGCAGACTTCTGATTCAGATCGTCGTATGCGCCGGCCTTCTTTTGTGGCTCGAACAGATCGTCATAAGCGCCCATTTCATTTCACCACACCGAGCTTTCTTGCTCTTTCCGTGATCTTCCGTTGCAAGTCAGGCTTGCCTTCCGCGCGCTTGAAGGCGTCCATGTATTCCTGATACTTGGCACCCTTTCCAGACGATGCCCCGCCGCTCTCGGAACTGAGCTTCATCTTGGCGAGCAACTGCGCCTTGGTGACTTCCGGGTTGAGGCCGATGATCTTTTCCAGTTGGGCCGCACTCATGCCGGCATACTGAGATTTGAAGTTCTCCACGAGGTCGCGCGCCGCCTCGATTTCCTGGTCGCGCTGAGACAGCTTGTCTTTCCAGTTGCGTTCATCCTTGCCAAGTTGGGCTTGCTGATACGCAGTGAGTCCGCCATCCTCGCCGCCTAGCTTCTTCTCGCCTACCCACTTGTCCGGCTCGATCAGGTTGCCGGATTCGTCCACCTTTGCAGCCGCTGATCGCCCGTATGCGTCACGGATGATATTTGGCTTCTCTGGCTTCGGCGTGCCCGTGCTTTCCCCAAACTTGCCGGTGCGCTTGTTGTACAGGGTCGTCACGCCGTTGCTTTCAGTCACCCCGAATTCTGGCGCGGTCTTCTCGGCATCAAGCACTGTGGCGATGAACATCTTGGATTGCTGTTCATCAAAATCCTGCGGCACTTTGCTCAAAATGTCCTTGCCGTTCGGCATGGTTTTCTCGACCACACCAAGCAAGTTCTTGTAGGCAATCTGACGTTCTGCTGGGTCTTGAACCGACATGACTTGAGACTGTAGCGCGCTGGCGATCTTCTTCAATCCGCTCAGGCCATCCGCAGTGCGTTCGTTCAGCCGCTTCGCCACATAGTCGTACTTGCCGGCCTGCCATGCCGCGTCCAAATCCTCCGGGCCAGCCGCGCGCATCGAAGCATCGTCCTGCTGCGCCTGCGCGCCGGCCTGCAATTTCTGCTGATTGAGCGCGTTCACCTGCTGATTGTTGGCAGATGCCTCGCGCTGCTGCTGCGCCGCGCGCTGGTCGGCAAAGTAATTCTGCATTGTGTAGGCGGGTGCGTTTTGCATGGTGCGCTCCTAGAGACTTGCCATAGTCATGCTGGGCGCATTGACCATGCCTGAAAGGTAGTTGTTCGTCCTGGTGTTGCCGTAGGCGTTCGCCGCCGCCGTGCTGTTGCCGACACCCGCGCCGCCTCCGAGTTGCTGCAAGCGGTTCTGATAGAACTTGCTGGCAAGCGCCATGCGCTGTTCGCTGAGTTTCGCCGTCAGCGCCCCACTGTCCGTCATCCCCATCGCCGCAGCCTGGCGCATCAATGCCTCGTCACCCTGCTTCGCCGCCGCCATATAACTCGGGTCGCTATAGATGCTGTCCGGGTTCTGCAAGAGCGCGTTGTACGCCGCCGCATCGCCGGCCCGATACTGCTGGTACGGGTCTGCCATCGCCGCCATCTTGGTCGCCTGCTTCTGGTTCTCGGCGTTCATGTACATGTTGCTGCCGGCGTTCACGAGGGTAGGAAGCAGGTTGCTCTTGCCATCCTTGCCGCCGCCAAGAAGCTGTTGCAGTAAGTTCGGGCTGGAACCGCTGGCTGCAGGCCCAACTTTCCCGAGCGTCATGCCGCCGTTGTCGTTGCCAAGCGTGGGCGTATTCCCGCCGCCAGTGATCGAATAGTCTTGTGCGCCCCATGATTCGGTAGCCGCGCCACCTTCGGCCGGAGTGCCCCAGGTCTGCGTGTTGTTGTCGAAGGTGCCGAGCGATGGCGTATTGGCACCCCATCCACTGACCTCTCCACCTCCAGCAGCGCCAGGCGTAGACCCGCCGCCCCACGAACTCATGACGTTCTTCGCGCCTGACATGACGCTGGGCATGGCCCCGCCAACAAGCGCGCCTTGCAGGATGTTCCCGCCGCTGAGCGCCGAAGTAGCCGCCCCGGTAAGCCCGCTCAGGACATTGCCGGTGTACTGTGAGCCAATACCAATCGCATCCAGCCCTGATCCGATGCTGTCCCCGAATGCACCCCCGAGCGCGCTACCCAGTCCGGCCGATACCCCGGAGGTGAGCGCCCCTTTCCAGAAGTTGCCGCCGCTGGCTGCTGCACCCAGCCCGCCGCCGATGGCCGAGCCGATCATTGTTCCGACCATTCCGCCAATGGCCGATCCGCCAATGGATCCACCGATATACGCTAATGCGACTTGTGGCATGGTGTGCCCCTTAAAATGATTCCGACTTCGATCTCATCCAGCATTGTGCCGTCCGCGTTGCGGTAACTCTCGAACCGGTAGCCCTCGACCGTCCAGCCAGTGCGTAATGCCAATGTCCGCATCATAGGCCAAGGTGAGCGCGCTTCGAGCTTGTGGTAGTAGGTATTCTCCGCTGCCCAGGCGATAGCCGCCCGTCCTGCCCGTATCGCGTCGTGAATTCCGGCGTCGTCTCCGATGAACACATCGACCGATCCCACCCAAGCCGACTTGCGCCGCAGCATGAACACCACCGGGCCATCGTGGAACAGGCAGACGTGCCCTGCTTCCACTAGCTTCGGGATGGCTTCCATGAAAGACACATCCACCCCGTCGCCGTCCTGAGATAGCCCAGGCGTGAAGCCCTGGCGCAGCACTTGCAGGCAGTCGGGTGACGGGGAGGTTTTGTAGTACGCGGTCATGCTGTTTCACCACTTCGGGCCGCAGCATCTAACTGCGGCCCACATTATGCGAGGCTTTCATAGAGGGGTGTCGAGTGCAGCCTTCGCCGCCCAGCTCGCCGCGTAGGCTGCTTGCACTTGAGCAGCAATCGCCCCTGCAATTGCCAGGAGGTCGGCAAGGCCCGTCACAGGCAGATCGCTGTTGTCGGCGTCTCGCCATACAGTGGGCAGGGGTAATCCAGCCTGCGCGAGGGTGATGGCGGCATTTAGGAGTTGCTGGCTGCGGGCATCGGCTTGCCAGGCTCGGCCAAGCGCGGTGACGCTGGTGATACAAGTAGCATCACGCTCGCGTTCGATAGTGGTGAGCTTCTCTTCTCTCGTGGGCGGGTCAACAGGTTCTGGTGTATTACCCTCTGCGATCCAAGAGAGGTATCTGGCGTAATCAAAGTTATCACCCGCCGCAGGAATACATGCACCGTCTGAAAGTCTGATTACCGAGGGGGTGTTAGTTAATTTGTACATTGTTTATAGCTCCGCGTTTAACAAAAATGAACCACTAGAAACAGCGCCGATATAAACTGCATTAGCAGTTAGTGCACTAGCAAAGCCATTCGTACTGAATTGTGCCCAGGCAGCATCTCCATAATAGTTTGTTGTTGATGCGCCAGAATAGCTTGCAGTGCCGTTTGCACAAACGATAGCGGCGCTGCATGTAACAGTTGGAGTAGTCCTCATGACTACAGGAAGTTGCATTTCTGTGGCAAAGGTGTATGCACTAGAAGCCAGGCCGGCAACAGGCCTCACCGTTTGGTAATATCGCTGGCACAACAACAACTCATACCCATAAGGCCGTTGCTCGAAGTTAGTTGTTATGGCTCCTGGCTCGTACTGCACAGCAGACAAGCTACCAACGCCAAACTCCACGGTCTGATTTGTGCCACCGACAGCCATGCCAGCCACGCCACTCGCACCGTAGGCTCCTGAGTCAACCCGGCCCTGTGCAGTGCCCGCCCACGAAAGCTTATGGGCGCCAGACAGTAGGTTCGCCCCTTCGATCACTTGCTGTAGCGTCCCAGCCGAGATGGTTAGCGTAGTTACGTTTTCCACCATGGCAAAGGTGTAAGTGCAGCCTCCCGCGCCCGCCTTCCACCGGTCATGCCCATATGCTCCAGCAGCGAGGATAACGCTGCCGGAAACTCCCCGTTGGTTGATCCCGAAGTTTCCATTGATGACGCGGTTTCGCATTCCGGCCACTGTCCCTGTCCCTGTCCCTGTCCCTCCTTGAGCAACAGAAAGTGGCGTGGTCAGCCCGGTCAGGCTGGTAATGTCACTGTTGGCACCCGAAGCGGCAACGCCGAGATTCGATCTTGCCCCAGATGCCGTCGCTGATCCTGTTCCACCGTTTGCAATCGCCAGTGGGGACCAGTCAGGAGGGATAGCAGCAGGAGGTGCGGCAGGCTCCTGATAGCCGGCGATGGCTGTCAGTTCAGAATTTCCTGATAGATAGATTTTGGTATCGACGTAGATATTGCCTGAGTCGTATATCTGTATTCTGTAGTGAGTTGAATTAAGTCCGTCCGCATTGTTGTGCAGCGTGATCGCAATATCTCCGCTTGCGTTTGATAATGCAGTTTCAGGCCCGGATATAACGTAGTCGCTTCCGCTAATATCGGTCGCTGATAGGTAGGCATACAGAATAGCGCCTTCTACTGGAACGCCACCAGCATCAAGTATGGTTGTTGATAGAACTGAGGTCGCCATTACGCGCTTCCTTTTGCAAGTCCTGCGGTTATCAAAACAGTGCGAAGCGAATGGATCAACGTCGATAGCGCGCGCACATCATCGCCTAGTTCTTCGCATTTATCGCGTAACGCCTGAACTTCGGCCTGTGCGTATGCCGCGCTTATCGTCAGTCCGCCTATCTCATTATTCGTATTGCCAATGGTTACGGCTGCTTGATCCGCGCTTGCTTGCTGATTGAGCTGCGCCTTGAGTGCCGTTGTAAACGATTCGGTCGTGTTGTTCAGCACGGACATATTGGCGTGGTCGTGCGCTACCCCGTCCGTATCCTCGATGATGTTGGCAATGGTGGTGTACCAGTCGAGCCAGGCAGGAGAATCAGGCTTTGCCCATTGCGGCGGGGGCGGTATTCTCGCGGACATTATCCTTGCCTCTGCATCGCCGCACCAACCACATCCATTTCCAATTCGATCAGTCGCAATGCCTCGTTATGCGTGTGCGAGAACTCGAATGCGATGCGGCGGAAGTCTCCGAAGTTGCGGAAGCTGACGCGCGTTGCAAGCGATGCTGTGCGCGGCGTGCTCCAGGTCGCAAAGTCGTCCTTGCTGTAGCGCACCGATATGTCCCCTGCCGCACGGTCGGCCAGCACTTCCAGTTGTGGGAGGCGTTTGCGCTTTCCGGTGCCGAAGTCCACCCATGCACTGCGCGCCGTTACCGTGAAGTTCGCGCCAGCGTCCTGGTTCGTGCTGAGTTTGTAGGTCGTCCCGTCCGCCCGCTGGAAGTAGACGCTCATTCCATCCTGCACGGCGTTGACGTAGGGCCAGTAATTCCCGCTCGCGTCCTGTACCTGCCACCATCGCTTGAGCGCGATGTCGTAGGCCAGCGTGACATTGCTGGTCGGCAGGGTGAGCATGTAGAAGGCGTGCCCTGCTATCTCGAATGCCTGCGCGAAGGCGTCTGTGAGTGTGGCCCCGGAGATGATGCGCTCGATGGCTGCCGGGGATACTCGCTCAGGGGCCATGTTGTTGAGCAGGTAGACCGCGCCACCATCCGAGACGAACAACACCATGCCTTTCACGCTGGCTAGAGTTCGCGCCTGAGTGCATCCAACCTGGACGATTGCACCGGAGACTTTCGAGAGCACCGATCCGGTCGCATTCGCCCCGTCGTAGAAGAACTCAATGGTCTTTTCGCCCATGACGCCGATGTAGTTCAGGATGCGGAAGATCGCTACCGCGCCGTCCGAAAAGCTCTCCGCGTTGATGACGTTGAGCGCGTTCCAGGCTGTGAAGTCTCGAACGTCTGAGTGCGCAACCTGCCCTACCGAGTTGACGGTGAACAGGTAGCCATCAAGATGTACCAATCCAGCGACGTGCGCCTGGTAGTCGCCATCCGTTACCGTAGTGAGCGCCCATGCCGTACTGAGCCGGTATCCCGTCGTCCCGTTGCTGATTGCCAGATAGCGCGTGGAAGTCCCGTATTCCGCCGCCCAGCATGGCCCGGTTCCGGCAATGGCGTTGGTGCCTACCTCAGTGGTGCCGTAGAACAGTTTGGCCCCGTAGATGCTGACCAGCTGCCCGTTGAACCACCACATCCCGCGCGGGGTACTGGCAGCGGCAGGGACTTGATGCGAGGCTACGCCAGGGCGCTTGACCAGCGCCGTCCTGCCGTCTGCCAACTGTTCCGCGTAGGCATTGATGGTTATGTCGTCTTTCAGCAGCGAGGTTCCGCGCTGGCCGGGTGACTGGATGAAGGGTAGCTTCATGGCTTCATTGCTTTCATGGCATGAACCTGTCGGTGCGCCCGTCGTACTGGCCGCGATGCAGTAGCATCTGATTGACGAGTGGATACACGCGGGCATTGAACGTCGCCAGATCGGCCTTGAACTTCGCCACGACCTCCTTGGATACGCTGGGAGCCTCCACCGAATACTCGGGTGCCAACTCGATAGCCAGCGCGTGCCTGATGCCTCTGGTGTAGCCAGGCGGCAGACCGTGCGCGGTGGTAAGTCCGGAATACTGGCCCCACGGCTTGATGGACGTGGCCTTAATCGCGCCCACTCCACCGACTGCGTACAGCGTGCCGGTAGGCATCGTGGCATCGTAGGCCACGGCCCAGATTGTGCCAGTCACCGACTTGTCCACCAGCGCCAGGTACTCGATCATCGACAGGACTTGCAGCGGGTATTCGTAGCCGTCCACCACCCGGCGCGCCGTCGTGATGCTGATCGGCCTGGTAGTGGCGATGGTGCCGGCCGCGCCCCAGGTTGTTGCGGCTGCGGTGAGCGTGACAGCTTCGTTGGTCTCGACGTAGTTCACCAAGCCATCCAGGGCCAGCGAGTCGATAAAGGCATTCAGGGCGTCTAGCCCCTGGTTGCGCTGCGCGGTAGTCGCCCCGCCCTCCTGGTCAATGACACCCAGCAGGCGCAGGGATGAATCAATGATGTCTTGCGCGGTGCTGAGTGCCATGAATCAACTCCTGTTAGTGATTCGCCCGGTAGGCTTCGCGCTGTTCCCGGCGCATCTTGCTGAATTCAGCATCACTCATAGTTTCCCATGATTTGCTACCACTCGCCGCCGTTCCGCTGGTGCGATGCGTCGGCGGAGACGGTGCCTTGGACTCGATAGCCCCAGGCTTCACACGGGATTCGAGTTTGGCAATCTCGTAGCCCTGCATACTGGGCGGCAGGTTGGCGATGCGCGCGGCTTCGTCCTTGTGCTTCCCGAGATAGTAGGCCAGATCGCCGGCTGCGTCAGAGTTCATCATGGCCTCGGCCATGCTCATGCTGATAGGCACATCCGGCGCACCAGCCACCTGCGCGAAGTCCGGGTAACGCGCGCTCGCCTCGGTGCCGATACGCTGCCATTCGTCCATGATTGCGGCGGATGCGGTCTTGTCTGCGGTGTCTGCCGTGCCGGCAGCGCGCACTGCGTCCTGCTTGTGCGTGTTGTGCTCGATCTTGGCGTCTGTGTACGCCTCAATATCGTGGTCGAATTCTTCCAGCGTCGGCGCTTTGAGCCTGGCGAGTTCGGCCTGTGCCTGTTCCGCCGCAAGACGGTACTTGTTGCGCTCGATCAGCAAGTCCTGGAAACGGTGCTGAGTGCGCGGCTTGTCGGAAATCAGCTTGTCTTCTTCCGACTTTGCGGATACCGGCTCGACCACCTCGCTTTCAGTGTCCTGCACATCGGGTTCGACGCCATCAATCCGGCCTGTATCGACAACCTCATCCATTTGTTTCTCCTTTGAATTCGCTACCGCCAGGCTGGCAGAGCAAGAAATCGTGTAGGCATCCCGGATAAACGGTATCGCCCGCATGATGGTTGATGTGAAGCGTCGGAACGGTCAGTATCTCGCCTCCCAATTCCAGCCAACGACGGCAGAACGAATAGTCTTCTCCAATCCATACAAACTCATGCGCTCCGTGATTGAACAGGTCGATGGACGGCGAATAGCGATCCCCGTACAAGAGTTCAGGGTATGCGGCGATGAACCGATTGATCGCATCCTTCGTGACCTTGAGGAAACCGGCTGGTGCGGAGAAGGTGTAAATCGCCCCGTCTTTCCGGCACATCGGCGTACCGTCGGTATTCGACAGCAAGCGGCCCATGTATTCCTCTGGCTCATGCTTGAAACGATAGGTGCCGGCTACGACGTCGCCAGGCGTCTCGATAAGCGTCAGCAAATCTTGCGCGTACCATGAAACGTCATGGTCAATGAACACAACCACATCCGCCTTGGCGTCCAGGGCTTTGCGCAGCATCGTTGCGCGTGCCGCGCTGATGTATGGGCATCCGACCTCACTTACCATGCCATGCTCAATGCCAGCAGAATCCAGATACGGAACAGATGCGGCGATGCTGGACAGCGTTTCATCGTGTGGCTTGGTGAGCGTCGGAACGCACAAAATTACTTTCATCAATTCTCCAAACAAAAAGAGGGCCGTATGGCCCCCTTCTCGCATTGCTGACGCATCAATTACGCCGTTGCCCAGATACCCAAAGCCACAAGGGTTTTCTGGATTTCATTGACAGCCGCAGCCTGGGTTGCCCCAAACGAGGCAGACGTGACGCAGCCTGCCGATGCGTGAACGGCGGAACTGTAGGCACGCTGAATGACGGGCGTAGCCCCGTAGAAACCTACCTTGTCGGCGGCAGCGTAACCAACCACTGTGCCATATGGGTTGCGTCCTGCTACTTGTTGAACGGTCATGATTTACTCCTTGTCCTGTGAGGAACGGCCCGGACTAGCCGGGCCTCTCGGTTAAGTGTTGGCGTCGATGCCGACCATGCGCACGGCGTGGGTGTGCGGTCGATACGCGACGACGCCATACAGGATGTCGATACGGGTGAAGAATCGGTCGTTCGTGCCATCGTAATCGGTGATGATCCGAGCGCGGATACCCTTGTGCGTGCGACGGCTCGCACCATGCACACCCTGCGGAAGCACCAAATCGCCAGTCACCAGGCCGAACGCATCGCGGTGGAAGGCGATGGAGTTCACGCCGACTTCGGATGCGGTGCCGACAAAGGTGATGGCCGGGGTCCCGGTTGGCAGCGCGCTGACGTTCTTGTTCACGCCGCTGGCATACATCGCCGGGGCGAACGTCACCGTGGTTGATGCACTGGATGCCGCCGTCACCACGAACTGCTTGAGGTTGCTCAAGGTTGCCTTGGTGATCGGGTTCACGTCGTACACCCCGGCAATATCGAACACGTCGCCAACAGCCAGCGTGCCAGTAGCAGACGCCACGATGGTCGTGCCGCCTTCGGTCGCGCCGCTGGCGTAGTTGCCAACGGAAATGTCTGCGCCGCAAGTGTGGGTGTACAGGTTCGGGCTTTGCAGCGTCTCAAAACCTGCGAGCATCCCGAGCTGCGCCTTCTTGTACATGTCGCTGACCGGCGCACCAGGATTGGCAATGTGGATGAGGCCGCTGGTAGCGGTGCCCATCAACTTGGCCTTGTGGTACGGGGACAGCAGCATGAAGCGGTCGTTCATCGGCACGCCGTGTTCGGTCAGCTTCTGATCGGCGGCGAGCGGAGTGGCGATGCTGTTGATGTCCGTGCCCCATGTGCCGACGCTCATGCTCGCACTGGATGCCAGGGCCAGCAAGTCGATGTCAACTTGGTTGGCGAGGGCTTCCATGCGCGGCTTGATGGTGAACTCGCTGAATTCCTGGAATGCCGAATGGGTCATCTCGGCGCTGGTCATCGTGAAATCGCAGTGCTTTTGCTTGTCCAGGGCGACGAGCACCTTGGTCGAAGACGTGTCCTTCAGGTCCAGGGTAGGGCCATCGCTGACGGTCGGTGTCTCGGGAATGGGAACGTAGAAGCTATCGCCGCGTTTCGCGTTCTGGGCCTCTTTCTCGTAGCGGCGGTTGACGCACTTGGCGGCAACACAGGCATTGTCGAAATGGTCGAGCGCGTCTCGCAATATCGCGTCGTATGAAAGCAGTTCATTTGCCATGATAAATCTCCGGTTGTTGGGCCGGGTGCCGATTCCGATACGGCTGCGAGGTGACGAGTCTCATGTAACGTCTAATGTTCGCTAGGATAGTACAAATGTACTGTGAATCACAAATATTTTAATTGAAAGTGCATCCCATCTCGCTCGCCCCAGTCTCCACCCCAATCAAATCCGGCCTCCTTATCCGCCATTCCGTACTTCTGCGCGCAGTCTCCAGCGGTAATCATCCCTCGTCATCCTCATGCTTGAATTGCAGGCACTTCACGGCGGCAGGGAACCTGCGCCCTCCGTGATCGCAACACACCATTCCTTTTTCCCGGCCGACCTTTGAGCATTCCGCGCACTGACCGTTCAGGTCGCAAGCGGGAAACCAGCCGAAGGTATCGGTTTTCACTTGTCCACCTTCGTGTCAAGTTTCTGCTCGATCCTGTCCAGTTTCGTGAAGATAGCGACAATATGTCGGTCCAAGTCATCCCTCTTCACATATTGCCCAGCCACCAGAACCTCGATTGATTGCACTTTCATTGCCAAGTGTTCATCGGATTCGTGCAGTGATTTCACAGATTCCCGCAATGCGTTGATGAGCACACCTGCAAAAAAAGCCGACAAACCGATAGCGTAGTTAAAAGCTGTTTGATAATCCATATAGTCATCCCCAATGATTGTGTTGTATTTCTTTTAGATTGCATTCTGCTAACGCAGCTTCAAGCGTTGTATTCACAAATAGCTTTGCAGTAGCACAGTAACTTTGTGCGACAGTTAATGGAATTTTTGCAGTTGCGGCAAGAGCTATTGGCGTTTCCATGAAGTATTGCACCTTGGTGAGAAACTCATCACTGCAAGGCGCTCCAGCTAGATAATGCGTAGCAGGTTCCTCACCTGTAGCAGATAGCGGAGTGCTGTAGATGTCAACATCGTATTGGTTGCCAGATAGGCCAGCCACGATCCCGCCTGCAAGAGGAACAAATGCAGCAGGGACAATAGAGTAGATGTAGTGGTCCGGATTCATATTGTCACCCCATTCTTGCTACCGAAGTAGCGTTCTACTGTCTTGACTTCCGCTTCTGTCATAAATGCAGGACAGATCATTGCGCCGGAGAATGGGCCGTTTGAAAAGCCTGTTCCTGCTGTAAGGCTGGTTTGAAGTGCACCAATACTTACGGCGTATGAATCCGTGTCGCTTGTATTCCCGGCACTGGTTAGAGTAAGTGCAGAAGCGGCGACATTGTTTACGCGTAGATACGCAAGGCCGTTTGCGTAATCTGTGCGGCTGGAGGCCACCAAGCGAAGATTATTAGGTGCTACTGCGCTTGCTTGTGCCGCAATTGCTTCGGCGTCAAGGCGGCGGATAGCTTGCGTGTACTGGTTAGCGCCATTCTGCCGCAGCGCATTTCTTTCCGTACTAGCTGCGTTCGTGTTGACTTCCATATGGTATCGAGTCCCCGCCCCTAATTCCTGCTGTGCTACTACAAGGGTGGAACCTACCACATTTCTCAGAATGCCAAGCGCTGAAGGTACGCTGTAGAACGTGGCCGCGCCATCGCCATCCAGGTAGTACTCGGGGGGGCGATAGACATTTGCTGCGGCGGGGTTGAAATCTGCTACTGGCGTTCCACTTGCTGTGGCGTTATTCCAGATTTTGACGTAGTAGAGCTTACCGTTGAAAACATTGGCCGTGATATACTTTCCACCAACGATAACCACGCTACTTGTTTCATCCGGTGCGAGCAATAGCGTAGCGTCCACCGTTGTTCCAAGCTGCGTCCAGGTTACGCCATCTAGGGAAGTCTCGAATACTACCGATACGCCAATGGTGCGCTTTCCGCGCATGTAACCTTTCTGACCCGCTGAGAATGGAACAGCAACCGTAGAAGTGGCCGTCTGCGCTACGGTTGCTTTGAACCACTGGAACAGCAATTTTCCGGTGGCATCTAGCGACAGGTAGAACTCGCCAACGCTAGAACCAACGGATTTGGCGGTGAAGCCTTGAAGCACACCAGTATATGAAACCGGAGTTGCACAAACTTCAATCGAGCAATCTCCAACAATGCTGAGCGCTGCTGAATCTTGCGTGCTCGCGTAATTGCTCGCAGCCCCAGAACATTGCAAGTAAGGAACGCCATCAGCATCCCAAGCAATTCCGCTTCTATTCGCTATGTGCGTTCCTGCGAATGTCCAAGTTTCTCCGGTTGTGGGAGAAACCATCGGCTCGCGGTTCAGGTTCTTCCGCAAGATCATTGACGCAGCAGAAGTATAGGCAATCGCGTTATGACCTAGCACTTCCTTGAAAGATATATTGTCAATGCTGCCGTCGAATGCCGTATTTGCAAATAACCCAATAGTCTGGTTAGTTGTTCCACATACAATGTATTCCGTGTATGTGCCTGATGCTGTTCTGTTGGTTCCGAAAGCCCCGCCTGCGCCTACGCGAACCGTCCCGCTATTCAGTACGACCGTATAGGTAACTTTGTAAAGTCGTCCAGATACCCCCAGACTCGCTCGATACACACCAAGCGAAGTTGTTACCGCAGTGAATAAAGCTACCCCACCTGCAATGATTACCCCGGTATCTTTAGTCCACCAAGTGTCAGACGCAAAGTCTCCATTGGTAGCAAGTTCACTACCAAGCGCGCCTCTATACCGCTCATCGAGAATAATCTTGACCAGCGAACCTTCCACTGCTGGCGTACCTGCTGTATCGGCCCAGCAAGTCTCCTGGCGCGGTAGCCAGTAAGGCGCGTTGTACTTGGCGGCTATGGCCGCGACTTGCTGATTTTGGAAGCTTGCTGCACCAAACCCGGAGGAAGGCCATCCATCGGCGGGCCAAGATGGCGCTTGTGGGAACATTACCGAATGCTCCAGGTATCTCCAGCTACACCAGTAAATCTCACGTTGCTTACTGGCGCACCGATAGTCAATACCTTTTGCGTCGCATCGTTGATTGCATAGGAAACTTCCTTGAAGGAAGTCCCGCTGTCTGTGCTGATTTCGATTTTCTGCGTGGTGAGTGATGCAAATCCGAGCGTTATTGTTGCCGGAATGGATGCTGACTCCATGTTCACCACTTCTGTTGTATCGGTGAGCGTGCCTTTGGACTTGGGGATATTAGTTTGCATTGCGATCTCCTTGATCTTTCAAAAAAGTGTTGCGCAATACATCCTGCGCTTCATCGAATTGCGCTTTCAGCACGTCCTCGGCCTTCATCGTCGCAATCTCCAGATCGTGCTGTTTCTTGACGATCCCTGCTTCCAGTTTCGCGGCTTCCAAACGCTGCGATAGCGACGTGATTTCGGCCTGCTGCTGCTCTGCCTCCTTGCCTGTCTGCTGGAGCGCCTGAGCGGCCTGCTCTGCCATCTGCTGCGCCTGCTGTAGCTGCTGTTGCATCTGCTGGATAGCCGCCTGCATCTGCGCCATCTGCTGTTCCGGCTTCTGGCCTTTTCCTTCGGCCAATAACTCTGGCGGGACCAACTTTTTCAGCCGTGCCGCGAGTTCGTCCGCGCCAGGCCAGTCCATATTCCCAACCCAGATGTCTGCCCCGACCTGGAGTAGCTGCGGTGCGGCCTGCGCCAACGAGGTAATCGCTGCCACGCTCTCTTGTCGCGCCGTGCCGAATGCCGGGCCGGCCGTGACTTCGGTGTCGTACTTTCCCGTCAGCCGGTTGCGCACGCCGCCAGGTTCCGGGCTGTTGAGGTGTACTGCGGTTGTCGTGCCATCGCGTGAGCGAGAGGTGACCACGCGCGTCGAGTCGTACACGCGAGGTATCGCATCCACGATGATGCGGCCAGTCTCCTCGACCGCGAGCAACAGGTTATCCGTAAAGATGTAGTTCCCTGTGTCGCCCTCGCGCTGCCGTGCCTGGATCGCCACGCCGCTGGTTTCGTTGCTTCGCTGGCCCAGACTGGCTTCATGGATTTTGGTGACCGCCATCACGTCGCCAGCCGCCACGATGGCCTCGCGCGCAAATCCTTCCGGGTAGGCGATTTGCTGCCGCTGCGGCCAGCCTGGGGCTTTGGGATCGGGATTGATGAGTAAGTATGGCTTGTTGCCAACATTCGCCCCGGCCCACATCTTTTCGTGCCCGCGCACCTGTTCTGCCGTCAGGATGTACGGCACTTTCGGCGCGCCGCCCATGATCTCGGCCACACTAGACCGGTTCAGGTTGTAGAGCATCTGCGGGTCTTTGGCCTTGCGCACCATACCAGACCAGTCCAGCCGGCCATCGAGCCAGGATTCATGCCCGACCACCAGCGAGAGAGGGACGTAGCGGCCAGGCCACTCGGTTTCCTCCAGCACCTCGTTGGCGGTAATCACTCGGCGCATGACCTTGGCCGTCCTGGTCTTGCGCTCGTTGAGTTGTTCGCTGCCCTCGGGTGGCGGCAGTATGTCCAGGTCGGTCTGTAGTGCGGTGATGATGTCGCCTGTCGGAAGGCGTAGCTGAATCAGCGTGTCGCTTGTGTACTCGCGCTTCCACCAGATCGCCGTGCGTACCTCGTCACATCCCCATTCGTCCGCCGCCTCAAATGAGCCGTTGGCCTTGGGATACGCCTTCTTGAAAGCCTCTTGCGTGAAATGGTCGATGACGAAACCGTATTCCATGCCGTCTGTCGTCGCCCAGTTGCGCGCGTCCGGGTAGATGGATAGCGGGTTGGGGATGCGGCGAATGGCAATGTGCTGGTCAAAACTGTCCGGCGCGCTGTACTCCGTATCGAGATACCAGCCGCCTAGCCCGCACTGCACGGCATGTTCAAACGAGAGCGCCTGTACCCACTCAAACCGGCTGCGGCGCTGGATGTCGCGCACCAGGCCGCTGATGAAATCGCCCTCGCTGATCGTGGATTTGTCGGCCGTCGTGAGGTCGTTTGCCTCCAGGCTCTTGGAGACGACCTTGACGGCCAGGTCGTTCTGCCGCTGATCGCCTACCAACTGGCTGATCGCGCCATCGAGTCTGTCAATCGTGAGGCAGGGGAGCCGCTGTGATTCTCGCCACGCCCTGAGTTCTTCCGGCCACTGGTCGCCATTGGCGAATCGCAGGTCTGTTTCTGCGACCTTGCGCCAGTCCCCGGTTAGCTCCTGTGCTTCGCTGAACTGTTCCAGCGCTTCCTTGATTATTGCGTCCGGCACGTTGACTGCTCCAATAGTACAAATGGACTATCGGCAGTGTAGCACCGTGCTGGAATATGGAAATGCGCGTTATGCACAAACGAACATAACGGTACAGTCAAGGCAAGCCATGCTCTTTGATCCCCCCCATTGCTGGGGCAATCCTATTGGTAGAGGAGAGGGAATCGCACACTTTGCCGGGTGCCCGTATCGTGGGCTAGTCGCCACGCCTCTCGGCGCATCAGTTGAGCTTTACCCGTATTGTGGCCTGTCGATTCCGTGCCGGCCTGGGGCGGCTTGCCAGTTACCCCATGCCCATAACCTGGGCGAGTCCGGCATGTGACGTGGCTGCCGGCAACGACCTGTACGCCGGTTTACGTTGCTGCTGTCCTATGGATTTTGATGATATTCATCTTGCGATGATAGCTCACGCCAGCCATCCGTGCCCGCCAAACTGGGGGATGTCGTAGCCTGATTGCTCCTGGTGCGACGCCACGCCGCCAAGCAGTGGCTCCATCGCGTACCTGATCGCATCCCAGCAGTGGTCATTGCCCGGCTTGAGCTTGGGCAGGATGTCGCCGCTCAGTCTGTCCACCGCCCATTGCCATAGTCGAGACTCCTCCAGTGCGTGCGCACAGCGTGGGTGGATGACGATCCCGTCGAACCCTCGCAGCAGCGCAATGCCATCCTCAATGCTGCCCGGCCCCTTTACGGCCGCATGGACGCGATACCCGCGCTTGACCATGTGCGCGATTGTCTCGGGCCTGGCGCTGTCGGCCCGGATGACGTGCTGGCGAGAGCCTGGAACGAGATCGAACAGCCCTGGCAGCGCATCTAGATCGACCCTGTGTCCGTATGCCTCATGCTCGACATAGAGGTGGCGCGCGTGTACCCAGCATTTCACCAGCGTCGTCGGGTCCACGCTGTAGCCCCAGTCCGCGCCGTAGTACGGGCCATCCCAGTCAGAGCCTGGCGTGAAATCATCCACCACGCATTTACCAGCGAGAACCTGGGCCTCACTGTGCAGCACGCACGCGCCCTCCCAGATGTGCAGGTACGCATCCATATCGGTGCGGCGCATCTGCTCCATCTCGGCCCGCAGCACATCGGGAAACCACGGATTATCCTGCCAGTTCACGCGATGGACGATTGAGCCGGCCGGGGGATTGAGCACGAACCGCTGATAGGTGGAATCGCTCTCCATCGAAGGGTTGAACGAAATCCATATCTCAGAGTTTGGCGAGCGGATGGTGGGAATCAGAAACTTCCAGCTTTCCTCACTCACGCCCTGGGCTTCCTCCACCCAGCAGATGGATATGCCCTCAGTGGATTTGATTTCAGCGCTGTTGGCGCGCAGGCCGGCGAAAATGAACTCGCTCCCGTTGCGGCAGCGCAGGTAGTTCTGGCCCACGTCGTAATATGCCTGTAGGCCGCACATCTCGATCTGCTCTCGCAGCAATTGGAGCACGGATTGTTTGATCGAGTTTTGCAGCTCACGGCAACAGAGGATGCGGATTTTGCGCTGCATCGCCGCTATCAGGGCCAGGCGGGCGAACACCCATGATTTGCTCGACCCGCGCCCGCCATAGGCGATTTTGTGCCGTGCTGGCGGGGAGAATTCAGCCGCCCACGGTGGTAGCTCGATGGTGCGCTCTGTCACTCCTCGATCCCGATGCTCAGGGCGTCGTGCTCGATCACCGTGCCCTGCTCCTCTGCTGCTATGTGGACAGCCCCGTAGACGATGCGCATGACAATCTCGCCGCCGTCTGCCCCGCTCATCTCAACCTGCTGGCGAGGCTTGCCGTCGAGTACATCGCGCAGCATCTCGCAGGCCCAGCGCTCGCCGCCTGCCGCCAGGTCCATCACGGAGTTAACCGCCATTACGATCCGCTGCCGCTCGCTCGGTAGGGTCTTTGCCTCGCGCTCAATGAGTGCGCGGATGTGCGACTCCCACAACTGAGATTTCCCACCTGCTCTATTGCCTAGTGCGAAGGCCATAATATGCGGTCATGTATAAGCTTTTGGTTATGCAACCATAGCACAACCATAACCAAAAGCTTATGGTTTATGTCCAATATCCTGGCTACGGGTCAAGATTACACGTCAGATGGGGGCGATCATGCGTTATGCACCACGGTTCAATAACCTGTATTTGGTGTCAGTGTCGCCCTCAACCCAAACCGTCCAATGCACCTCCATTGTTGGCGCTCCGCCACGCTCTCCGCCCATGAAATCAGGCCGCCAAGTCAATGGCAGCACATAAGCGGGCGGAAACTCCTTGAACAGCAACGAGCGTTTTTTCGCGTGCCAGTATTGGGATTTTAAAACCATTGCCACCGTCCCAGCCTGAGTCAGCGCATGGCGTATGAATTCCTCGCTCACATTGAATGGGGGATTGGTAATAACTGCGTCATAGTCGGCACTCGTTTCGAGAAAATCAATTCCGCCATTCCCGTAACCAGTGTGGCGAATATCGCTTGATACAACGTCGTGTCCGTACTGTTTCAGAACTTCCGCCATCGCTCCATTACCGCAAGCTGGCTCCAAAATTAAGCAGGGTTTCAATTCCAGAAAACGCATGAGTGCGTGTGTTACATCTGGCGGCGTTGGGTAGAAATCCAAGTCGCGCCGTTTGTTGTCCGTACTGCTGTTTGCTAAATTAAGTGCTTTCATTCCACATCCTTAAAGTTGCCACGCATAACACTGCGCTCAAAAAGGACAAGCCAAAACCCGGCTTGCCTTTTAGCTAGGCGTTAGGCATCATGCAGCAGCACTGCACGCGCCATTTCAATATCCCGCGCCTTCGGCTTTATGCACCGGATCACGCGGGCCTTTTCACACTGCCACGAAAGCCCCGGCATAGAGCAATCCGGGTCTGGCTCAACCTCACCGAGCGGTTCGCACTCGTAAATTACGCCGTTCTTGACGCCTGCCGCGTACAGCAGCGCCGCCGCTTGGCTCGTGGTCACATAAACTCTATCGCGCCTATGCACATCAGCCGCCCCATATTCCGAGAGCGAGGGCGCTTTCGTTACTGTCGGCGGCAATATGTACGCTCCACGCTGGATACCGCGCCGACCGCCGTGCCAGTAAGTCGTCATCTCGTCTCCATGCCTAACACGGCGCTCAAGCGGGACCGGGCAAACTGCCGCCCGGCCCCTTAGCTTCAGCGTTATGCGTCTTCATAGCACGGCTCAGTCACGAAAGCCGGGACATCGACCGCACGAACTTCGTCAATCGAGTACAACGGCGATGGCCCTGTCGCGTAGTGGCTTTTCGTCACTTCATACAACACGCCGTCGCAGCGAATAAACCGCGCCTTTTGTTTCTCGGCTTGGCGTTTCAGGTAGTACCATTTTTCGTCTGTCATTTCGCGTCCTTTCATCAAATACGCATAACCCGTCGTTCCAGCGGACTGGCGATAATGCCGCCAGCCGCTGAACTCAGGCGTTATGCCGCTTCATACGTCGCCTCGAAAATGTCAGGCTTGCACGGGTACAGTTCGCCCTTCACGCCCTGGATGATCCAGTCGCCCCACGAAACGAGGTGCTGCCCTTCGAGCGTGCCAATCGAAAGCGTTCCGTCGCCCGTGCCTTCTTCGGTCGGGTACAGCGAGCCGGGCGCTTCGCGGTCAAGCTGCCAGGCGCGGTGCATCCAGTTCGGCCAATCGGCATTGCTGGCGCGGCGCTCTTCGGTCATCTGGAACGCCTCGATCACTACGGGCTTCTTGCGAAATTTCAGGTTCATTTTGTTCTCCAAAACCGCGCTTCGTGGGTAGGCGGCATAACCCGTCAATCAACACGGACGCCTGCCGGCGATAAAGCCGCCGTCAGTCGCCGATTATTTCTGCGTTGGGCGCATCAATTGCAGCATCAATCAGAGCGAGAGTTTCGTCATCCCATGAACGCAAAACTAGAGATTTCCTCGCCTCTATCATGGCCACCTGTAGCGCCTCGCGTTTCCGCCGTTCATCGTGCCAGCGATCGTAGAATTCAGCGTGTTCCCGCTCCAGAACTTTCATCCGGTCTTCCATTTCTATTAACCGGCAAGCATCAGTACATGGGTGCAATGGCATTTCATTTTCCTTCCGTTATATCGCCCAACAGGCGCTTCAACGCGGACGGGCGAAAATGCCCGCCCGCCGGTTAAGCTTTGGCGTTGGGCGTCATCATTCATGCGCCTTTCGTTCGATTCCGACCTTCTTGACAATCAGAGACAGCATTTCCAATGTCGCCGCCGCGTCTTCCTGGTTCACCGGCATTGTCACCTGCATTCGGCCTTTCATTGTCGCTGCGCTCTCCTTTCTGATCTGGCGTTCCGCCCACAACTGACCCCACCCGAAACCAGCAAACAAGAGCACTCCGATAGTAATTACTGCCGTGAAAATTTCTTCCATTTCAGTATCCTTTCAAGTTGTCATCGCTAACAAGCGCTTCGAGCGGACCGGCGAACATGCCGCCTCACTCCGATCCACCGCCGCGCGCCGGCCGCTCATGGCTGGCGTTAGAACCCAAGCCGTGGAGTCCCGTTACCGGGGCTCCAGAGTTTGGCTTCTTGGCGGGGGCGTCAGTATCCAGAAACACCAACGTCCCCGGTGCATATCAGCGGCCCGATAGGGCGCGGCATACGCGGCTCAGTATCGGCGTCGGCACGCTCTTGATCCACCATAGGTTCTGGCCAGTGGTAGCTGAGGGCCAAGCCGATCAACAAAACAATCAGCATCTTCTGTGTCTCCTGTTCTAACTAACGCTTCAACCCGGACGCTGCGCATAAAGGCCGCGCCGCGCCGGTTAAGCTGGCGTTATGCCGCGTGCAATTATCCACATCATGAATAACAACGGTCATTCCAAATGGGTCAAAAACCTGACATCCGCACACTGGGCACGTTTTTGGCTGCCTGGCGACGAACTTAGTAATCTGCTCGTCATCGTCGGGAATGCCACATTTTTTGCTGCACCTGGCTTTCGTGTACTCAACAAAATCCATTTCATTTCCTTTGTTGTCACGCATAACTGGCGGGTCAAGCGGGACGCCCGGCCGGCGTGGTTTGGTCTTTGCCGGCGTGGTGCCGGGCGCCCCTTACCCTAAACGTTATGCGTCGTCTTCATTGCATATGTCGGTTTTTGGTCTTGATGTCATCCAGGCAATTATCTCATCTTGCCGCCACATCACGCTTTTAGCTCCCCATCGCATTGGTTTCGGGAACTCTGGATCATAACGAGAATGTTCAGGGTTAATCATTTCGTAAATCTTGCTCCTGCTTATTCTTAATGCACCTTCAACCTCTACGCGCGTCATGATTAAGAATGGCGGATCGAATACAATTTTCACAGGTTTCACGTCTATATCCTTATGTTGTCATGCATAACGGGCGGTTCAAGCGGAGCGCGCGAAATGCCGGTTCACTTCGTGGTTAGCGCCTCGCGCGCGCCCGTTTAACCCAAGACGTTAGGGGCTTCCGGAAGCGGCATCCAAAACACAAAATAGTGCAATTCTTGACCCGAGACAGCATCACAAAACCCGCCTATAAAATCTCTCCAGTAAACCACCGCCATCCCGGTTTCGTCTCCATTATCGGCATACCCGAGAAATACTTTCCCATCTTTCGGCGCGGTTTCAATTGGAAGCCATGCCCCTAACCCGGCGCTCAACGCGGACGCTGCGCCGTCAAGCTCTTCAACCTTCATCACTTCTTCCACGTTCATCTCTCCTTCAATCGTCGGCGCGCGCAGCGCCTGTTAGCTGGGCGTTAGCCGCCACCTTCGCGGCCTTCTCGCGGCGTTTCAGCAACTTTGCCGCCAGCGCCTTGATAGCCACCCAGTCTTCCGGGTGGGCGTAGATTTCCAGGCGTTTCAGGCCAAGAGCGGCGGCCCGCTCTCGCAGGGCCGCTACCCGAGCACTGACGGATTTCGGATCATTCCGGGTCAATCCAGTCTCCAGGAACGTGCTCGATGAAGAAATTCTCATCCACCTGCACACCCATGTGGCGCGCAGTATTGATACGCTGGTGCATCTCTGTTTCGCAGTCCGTACTGTTGTCAGACACGAACACGCAAACTCCATCCTGAGAAATTAATTTGTAATTCGATGGTGAGTACATTATGTGAACTCCCGGATAATGAAATGTTTTGCATCACTTTCGATGCGTTCGATATCCTCAAACAACTCACTATCCGCAGTCAGTGTGACCATTCCATCCTCTGTTGCAGTTGCCTCGACATACCGAGAGCGTGTGTCAGCAACCGCACTGCGCGCCAGGTCGATGAAAACCTGAAAATACCCGTGCGCGCCTTTACTCAGCGGCCCCTCACAAGCTGCGACAGCGAATTCCATCTCTTTTCTTAGGTCGATGGTGACGGTGCGTTTTTCTGTCATTTCGTGCTCCTGGTTGGTTGCGGTACGGTTCTAATATAGCAAACCGTTTCCGGTAACGCAAGGGCTTGAGAAGATATATTTTTTGTCACGGCTGTCACGGCTAACTCGTCGTTCCAGGCGACCGGGCGGATAAAGCCCCGCCCGCCGCCTGAACTGTTGCGTTAGGCACCAAGTGCCGCCAGTTCTTCGCACAGTTTTGCTTTCCGCTGCTCTATCCACTCTTGGTCAATCTCGACGGCCATTCCTGCCGAGGCTTCGGCTACGTTGCAGGCGTCAATCCAGCCTTGCGCCTCTCTGCAATTTATGGAGCCTCCAGCATTCATAGAAACATGATCTCCAATCTCGAAAGTCCCGTCTACGCTGGCCTTGGTGACGATGTACCGCTTACCCACCGCCATGCCTAACACGTCGCTCAACCCGGACGCTGCGCCGGCA